CTTAATGGTAGTATCTACTAAAGATGAGTTTGTAACATGGTTTGGTCTGGGCGACGGGGGTGTTCTCCCTGCGGATCCTCTTGATCCGATACCACCTATTCTAACAGATACTGACTTATATTCATTAGTTATGATTAATGCTACTGATTCAACGAGCGCTGACTATAATGTTGAGGACGCTGATCATCCAAAGGAAGGTTACTATAAACACTCATTTGATGATGTTGATTTTGAAACAGATGCGATGAATGATGATAAATGGTTAGTAGTAAAGATAACTACTACCATTGGAGTTGACGACGCAAATGATGAGATTTTAAGTGAGGCAGGATTATATACAGCGGAATCCTCATTGGGAGGAATGGCTAATACTGGACCGTTCCATTTATTTTCCAGAGTCACATTCCCATCACTTATTAAGACTGAAGATAGACGAATAATTTTCAGGTGGTTCTTGTACGTCTAATAGAAAGGAAGCTAAACTTATAGAGAAAAAAATATTATAGAGAGAATATAATAGGAGGAATTTGAGCTATGCCTCAAAATGTATCGCCAGGTGTATACACCAAAATTATCGACCTTTCTACATTCGTACAGGCCGTACCTTCGACCATTGCCTTTATGTGTGGACTAACAGAGAAAGGGGAAGACAACAAATTAAGATTTATCGGTTCACGAGCCGACTTTATTTCAGAGTTCGGCGAACCAAATATTGCGACTTACGGAAAAAATTATGGGCAAGGTCCGTATAATGCATATAACTATTTAGGAGAGTCTGGATCTCTCTTTTGGATTAGAGTACTTCCAGATGATGCTTTATATGCAAATATGAGACTTGATGCAACGCTTACAGCTACAGATACTACAGCTTCAATCTCAATTACATTTGCGGATAGTTTGGATGATGAAGCATCTATTAAATCAACATTAGTATCTTCACCGCCACTTTATCCAGTTTGCGTTCTTTTTCCAATTGGAAGAGGACAATGGTACAATAATTTAGGAATAAGAATTACTGAAGCTGCGAACCCAACTCTTTGGGATACTTACATATTAGATATCTATGAAAAACAATCAGATGGCGAAGATGAAATCATTGAGTCATTTGAAATTTCATTTGATCCTACAGCTAAAGATACTGCAGGAGGATCAATTTGGATTGTAGATGTTCTTGGAACATATTCAGCAGTTTTAAGAGCTGATATGGAATTAGTTTCTGAAGCTTTATCAGGTGGTTATGATATTGCTGTTCGAGTTTTTGATAAAGATATTGGTACAGTTTCATTGACTTTAACTGATGGTGCAGCAACTATTACAGATACTAAACAAGACTTTAGTGACTGGGATGCTCTTGAAACTGGAAACTCAAGTTATGTAGTTATTGCTAAAGATGCTAAAGGTGTTGAAATTTGGGGTTGGATGGGAGCAACAAGTGGTATTGACAACGAAACAGTTAATGTATTTAATGAAAGAGTTTTAACTGCAGCTGCACAAAGCTGGAATGGAAATACTACAGATTTTAATCCTACTTCTGAAATTGAATACAGGGTCAAACAATCTTTTAACACATTTGCTGAACCGTTTATAAGTTCAGAACCAGTACCAATGAGAAAAGGTAGCGATGGTTCATTACTTGATGCTTCTGGAGATTTAGATACAGCTGAAGCAATTCAGCTATTAGCTCAAGGTTATGCTGGAGTTATTGATGATGATGTTTTAGACACTGAAAATGTTTACTTCTCAATGGTATTTGATGCTGGTTACCCAAGTGATGTTAAAACTTCAATTAGTACGTTAGTTCAAACAAGACGTGACTGTGTTGGTATTCTAGATAATGGAGACAATGCGACAGTTTCAGCGGCGCTTTCAACTAGAAATAATACCAATACATTCAATACTTACTTTTTAGCACTTTACGAATCATATAATAAAGTATTTGATATATGGACAGGACAAGATGTATGGTTCTCACCTGTTTATCATATGTCTTACATCTTACCAAGAAATGATAATGTTGCAGAAATTTGGTTTGCGGCTGCTGGATTTAGTAGAGCTGCAATTGATACAATTAAAGAGCTAAGATATAATCCACGTCTTGGTGAAAGAGATCAGCTATATCTAAAACAACTAAATCCGATTGTGAAGTTTAATCCTGGTTATGTTGTTTGGGGACAGTTGACAACTCAAGCAAGAGCAAGTGCTCTTCAAGATTTGAACATTGTTAGACTTGTTCTATTTATCAAGAGAGCATTTGAAGAGTTCTGTCGTTTCTTCATTTTTGAACAAAATGATGAAATTACATGGTCACAGGTTTCAACTAATTTAGTTGACTTCCTTGAAGTAATTAAAAATAAACGTGGTCTATTTGCATATGCAGTTGATGTTGGTGCTACTGACTATGAAAGAAGAACAAAGAGATTCCACGTTAATGTGACCTTAGATCCAACTAGAGTTGTTGAGCAAATTGAGCTGAACTTCTTTATTAAGTAAGCAAAAAATGAAGGCGGTCTGGAAAGATTAGAAACCCAGATCGCCTTCATTCCGTTATTTGGCCGGAGTCAATGGCATTCCTAACGGAACAACTGATAAAGAATGTTTAGATGAACCATCCAATATTTTGGTGGTATAAACTACATACACCAAAACGTTCTTTCCTTTGTCATACCATCGAGCAATTCTCATGATCTTAGACCCAATGGATTTCCGAAAGTGACCAATATCCTTGTTATGCTTTTTGTTGATGATTTGCTTTCCTTTATCATCAACAGGAATCTCACCAGTTAGACGGCAGGCGATAGACGCATTGCTGGGGTCAGAGATTGCTGTCCACGAACCCGCTTTTACCTGAGTAATGTAAATTGAAATGAAAGGGTTCTCTGGGTCATCGATCCGCAAGACTAATATTTTATCATCTCGGGGACCCATCCTATCAATGTTTACAACGTCACCGATCTTGACTGCTTTGGCAGCACCAAATGAAATTGCGGGAATGAGAATAAGCGCTGTAATTAATAAGACTTTTTGTATTCGTGTCATAAGCTCTCCTTTATTCTTTTTACATTTTTGGTGTGTTCTAAAATTGAGTTAACTGCTTCGACCGCTTCATCCATTACGTTTTGCTGATAAAGAGGAACTAGATTAATTATTATAAAATTCATTCGCAAAACGTCTTGCCCTCGTACATATACAAGATTGCCTTCTTCCCACCTTTTAAGAAAGACTTTATAATCTTCTCGATTTCTTTTTATGGGATTATCAACCGAGTTTATAATAAGATCCAATTCTTGCATGATATCTAAAAAATACATGCAAGCATAAGGATTTAAAAGAGGGTTGTTAAGAGCTGAGAATATAGGAGTTGCTCTCACTGCCATTGAGATTGTAACTAATTGTCTTAAGTTCACTTTCTCATGATCGAATATACCAGCAGCCTCTCTCATTTTAAGATGGTTTGTAATTTCAAAATCAGGAGGAACAGCAACAACCTCAATCATAAAGTATTCTTTAACTGTAAGATTTAAATGTCGATGATCTTCTGGATCATCATCATTCATATTTCCAACTCTTTCTACTGGTACAGGTTGTGGTTTTATCTTACTTTCTTTATAAAATCTTTCAAGTATTTGGGTAACTAAATCTTTCATAATTATAATCCTATCGGGCAGCTGGTTCGTTTCTTTTTAAGTTTAGATCTGAAGGATTTGAATTTGTTGGAGTCATTCCAAATATATGATATGTCTTGTTTGTTAGTTATACTAATTTCCCAAGACTTCTCTGCAAAACTACATGGTTTCATCTTCATATCAGGAGTTATATAACCAGACATTCTAGCACCCTCACAAGTGTCAATTGATAAAGACTGTAATCTATTGGGTTTAACTCTTTGAAGAACATGATTAACAAGGCATGAATCCATTCCAACTTTGAACTTAGCTTTTGACTGAAAAATAAGACTAGAAAAAACATCAAATTGATAAGAATTTGGTTTCATACCGGGGGTGTTTACTCCTGCTCCTGCTGGTTTAAACAATAAGAATATAACTGCATTTAATCTGTTAATATCAACTAGAGGGCCACCTCGTTTAAACTTTAAATCCCAAGGATCACTTCCATGTAATATTTTAGTGCAATCAGAAAAGTTTCCATTTGAAAAAATAAAATGGATGTTTGTTTTTATTCCAGCGTCCATAAATCTTTTTATAGAGGAGTAGGTTTCCACCATCCTATATTCGCTGACAGCAACAGCACCACAAATCTTTGATATCTCAATTTGCTCATCTGTTAAACCAAAACCACTTGTGGTATAGTTAGGAATCACATTATTATTCTTTGCATATTCAACAATCTCTTTGAAGTTTTCATGCAAATTTGGATCCCCACGACCTCCGAGAGCAACTTGATTTGTGTGATGCTTGACTTGATCTATAATAGTTTTGAAGTCTTCGAGCTTCATGTTGGGTTGTTCATCATGCCCCTGATAACAAAAGGCACACTTGTTCGGACAATGGCCCATTATTCCAATATCAATTAATGAGGGAAGCTCAAGTTTAAAAGGATCTTGCTTTCCATTAACTCCCCTCATTATTTCGAAACCAGTTGAAGTATCAAAGAAGATTTCGTAGTCTTCATTTCTGAAGCGTTTAGTCGTCTGTCTTTTTTTCATCATCTGTCACTTCAACTATATCTTCCAGATCAAAGTCATCAATTTCTGAAAACTTTATTGGGGTGGAAACTCCATCGCCGTTGACTTCACATTCCATTGATGTCCATAGATTAAATCTGTGAAGAACGCGATTGAGGATAAGGATAAAAGCAACGACGAAAAGAATTGTTTTATTCAGGATTATGATCGCGAGTAAAATCAGTATGCCTGAAATAACTGCAGCAATTTCCTTCTCTTCGTCTTTGTCCCACCATTGATTCATTCTCCGGATTACCGAAATTCCTTTACACAAAATTTTCTTAAACATGCGACTCTCCTTTCAATTAGAGTTTTTCAAATTCGTCCGTTTTTGGTTGGTCTTCTTCGGGTTCGGCAGAAATAATTTTTGGAGGTGGACCATCTGATTGTTCTTCCTCTATAACCTCAGTTATTTCTTCCTCTTCCTCTTCCTTTGCCTCTTCTTCATCCTTTAAAAATTTTTCTTTGGCTGATTTGATGATTTCTTGAACCGCTTTAGAATCTTTTGTTTCGATGATAAATTCTTTGGTTTCAACTATTATCTCTTTTGCCTGGTCAATAATTTTGACTTCTTTATCATCATCATCATCAAATAAAAAATTATAGGCAATAACTAGCATAATAATAGTTCCGATACCAAAACCTCCACCACTACTTTTGGACATATCCTCCTCCTTTATTTTGATATTTCACCCATGCATCTTATAAAAACAGAAGCTGCAAGAATAAATAATGCAGATACTACGCAACAATCTATAGTTAGTTTAAAAGTAATAAAAAGAATTCTTTTTATGTTGTGCCATTTTCTTATAAGATCACAATCTTCACTACACATTGGCATAACTAAACATTTTCTGCACGGATTTCGTATCATAAATTTATCCTTTCAGTTATTAATATATATAGTTTGGGAAACTTTTAATTGTGATGAAAATCTAGAACAAAATATAAAATTGTGTTGGGTTTAATATGACATTATTTAGTAAAAGACAATTCTATAGTGGAAAGGAAGATTTTGCAATTGATTCGTTTCCTACACCACAAAAGAAAAAAAGAAAACAAATACTTAGAACTGTTTATCCAGAGCAAAAGATCGAAGGTCCAATAAAGCGTAGGGCTATGATCGACCTGGATGGTACTATTCATAAATACTCTAAAGGGTATAAGGATGGAACTATCTATGATTCACCTTTTGTTGGAGCAAGAGAAGTTATTGATTACTTAAGAAAGAATGGTTATGAGATAGTTATATTTACAAGCAGAGCTTCCAAGGGAAATGCTGACGAGCTTGGTGGAGATCATAAAGATCAAATTAATCAAGTAGCAGATTGGTTAGACAAAAATGATATTTATTATGATAGAATTACAGCAGATAAACTCTCAGCAGATTTTTATATTGATGACAAAGCGATACACATCCCAAACGGCGATTGGAATGTCGTTATGAATGTTATCAAAAAGCGTATTAAGTATAAGTTGTCTTAAGGCAACAAGGAGGAAATTTCGATGGCCGCAAGAACATCATTCGCAAATACACAAACTAATATATTTAGTAGAAAATTCGGTGGGACAAATGTTGGAGTTGCTGATCCTTACGTAACTGGTTATCATTTTATTTACTTTGATAAACTTCCAAATCTATTGGTTAGTTCATTAAACAGTTATAAAGGACTTAGCGGTGCTTCAATGGACGAAGCTACAGTAAAAAATGTCCTGGCTGCATCTTGTCTTTCTGTAACGCCACCAGGAGGAACTTTAAACAAAGTTGAATATACTGGCCTTGGTGGAGTAAAGTGGGCAGTTCCTGGAAACGTTGATTATGGAAATACAGTATCAGTAAAATTCTTTGAATTTAATAAGACTCCAATCTTGGATATTATGCATGGTTGGGTTAAGATGATAAGAGACTATAGAACAGGTGCAACTGATTTAGAAGACCTTGATCCAAATGGTCAAGGATATACTAAATCAACATATGCAGGTCTTATGTATTACTGGACTACAGCTCCCGATGGAGTAACAGTAGAATATTATGCATGCTACGATGGAGTATTCCCATCTAAAGACCCACAAGACCTGTTTACAAGTGATGTAGAAACTGTTGGTCGACTTGATGTAGAGATTGAATTTAATGTTGACTATGCTTGGCATGAAGAGTGGGTGCTAAATAAATGCAGAGGATTTGCTAATAGTATCTTCAAAGCTTCTAAACAAGCTGTACAAGGATATGGTAATACTATTGGTACTGGTTCTGGTTAATAGGAAATAATTATGAGAGATCTTAGAATACTTTCATTTTACTTAGTCCGTGAGTCTGATTTAAGCAAACCAGCCAAACTTCAACTACTTAATTATTTGAGAGATGCAAGTAATGCACAAGTTAAGTTGTTTATTGTTACTGGTGAAATAGGACAAGTATCTAAAATTGATGAATCAAAATTAGATGGAGCTATTTTAGAAGTTGCTCCTTTAGCAGCTGTGATTGCACAAGATCTAGTTTTTAATACAGCAATGACTAAAGCATCACAAGTGTATAGTTATTGGTTTGGGCAGGCCGCTAAAGCATGTGCTGAAAAAGTTGGACCAGAGAAAAAGTTATGTAAAAAGCGTTTCGTTCTTAGATCATATCATGAAAAGTTACGGGCACTCAGAGCTGAAGCTCCCAAGTGTGCAGGTACTGACAAACCAGAAAAATGCCGAAGAAGATTCATAGAAAAAATAAAACACATTGAAAAACAGATAGCAAAAGTAAGGATTAAGTATTAGGAGGTTTTAAAATGGACCAGTTAAGAATTACAGCTGCCTATGCAGTAAAAGAATCGGATTTAACAAAAGCAGCTAAATTACAGATAATGAATTTCTTAGAGAATGAAGCTACAGATGCCCAAGTTATGGCTCTTCTTCTGGATGGAGAAATTCAAGTGTTAGATGAGATGGCAGAGACTATCGTTTATGATAGATTTGATGCTTATCTATTAGATGAAAAGTTCGGAGCCGCTATTAAAAAGTTTGGTTCTGATTTTCTAAAAGGTGCAAAAGAAGCACATAGATCAGGAATTACTGCCGCAAAAGCTGGAAAAGCAGTTAGAGCAGCTGGTGGAAGCAAGAGAGCTGCAAAGGCAACAACCAAAGCTTCAGCTATTCGAAGACAACTAAGAACACAAGCCAGAGTTATGGGATTAACTAAAGGTGAGATAAGAGCTGCCGGAAGAAAGGGTATGGAATTTACTAGAAAACTTCCAGGTGGAGCAAAAAAAGTTCGTAGATAAATATAAAATAGAACTGAAAGAAAGGAGATAGATCATGACGTTCAAAAGTTTTAATATAAAGTATCCGGAATATGAGGTTATCACACCTCAAACAAATTTGTCCTTCACTGTAAGGAGTTTAAATGTTCAGGAAGAAGAAGCTTTAAAAGGAAGTCTTATTACACCTCAAAAGATTGCTGAACATTTAAATAAATGTATTTTTGACTCAACAATCAAGAAACCCAAAACTATTAATACCTTAGATGAATTTCATAAAAATATAACTTTAAAAGATAGAGATGCATTACTATATGGTCTCTATCATATTACATATGAAGATATTAGAAACTATGAAATAAAGTGCACTTCATGTGACCATCAGTTTCCAGTTACAGTTAAAGCATCTGAAACTTTCAACTTTAAACCATACGAAGGAAAAAATGTTATTAGGGAAAGAGTTAGAGTTGCGTTGCCTGCATCTCCAGGTGTGTTTGCATTGATAAAACAACCAACGTTATTTGATGAGATTTCAAATATGAAAAGTTTAATGTCTAGACCTGGAAGTACACTTGAATTAATTACTGAAACTTTAATCATCGACTCTTTTGAGCAAGATGTTGAAGACAAAGCAGAATCTATTGTATATAAGGACCGAGCTGATGTTGTTGATGCTTATTTATCACTACCAGCAAAAGATAAAAGAAAAATATATGAACAGTATACTAAATCTTTTGGTAAGTATGGTATTGAATTAAAAATGAAAAATTATTGTCCATCATGTGGTAATGAAGATATTTTCGATATTGATTTAGTCGAAAACTTTTTTCGCGCATTATATGCAGCCTGATAGTATAGAGAAATACAGGAAATCTCTGGCTGCGGATATTTTTACCTGCATGGAATTGAGTGGACAAGCATTCGGTGATGTTGTTGAAATGCCTTTACGAAAATTTTATGGTTATATGAAATGGAAAACTGATCTAGAGGAAGAGAAACAAAGACGTATAGACGAGGAGACTAAAAAACATAGTGGCAAATCTTTTGGATAGATTCAATAAAACAGTTGTTGGCGCTGATGATAAAGATGCTGATTATCAGTCTAAAATTGTCACCTCCGGTGATTTTAAAAGGGTGAGAGATATTGAAGTTATTTTATCATCATGGACTAACATCTTAGTAACGCCAAAGAGAACTTATCAGTACGATCCCGAATATGGCAGCAATTTATATAAACTTATTTTTGATCCTGCAGATGAATCAACAGAAGAGACAATTATACAAGAAGTAATTGAAACATTACGAATATATGATGCAAGAGCAACAATTCGAGAAGTTACTGTAACATTTATACCCAGCAGAAAAGGATTTAATGTAGCAATTGATGTTGAATACAAAGGAGATAGTGCAGAGCTTCAAGTCGTGATTGATGAAAATGTATATTTTAAATTTTTAGAAGTTCCAAATTTTGAGGTTGCAGCATGATAGATTATGATAAACAATTAATTACAGAGCTTGGAAAAGAAATTCTCGCTGATGTTATTTTAGATGATGAAAATCTTAAAGGCGACCTTACATTTATTGAACATGCTACCTTATATTATGAAGTTGAGAATTTAGATTATGAGGGCGTTGTAACATTATTATTTGAGGATGTAACGGCGTTTGAAGGTAAATTTGGTAAGTTTTTAAAATATGGTTTTGCTGCAATTGCTGGAGCAGCATTGGGTTTAAAGGCAAAAGGTTTAAAAACTGGAATACTAGCAGGACCACCTTTAGGAATGTTCAGTCTTTATATTTTTAGAAAGTTAAGAGACCCATGTGAGAGACAATGCTTTAGAAAATTACCGTT